ATTACTTGTCGAATTAGTTGCTGATATGTAATTATTTAGTTGATTTAACCAAGTATTTATTGAGGCAAAACTTCTAAAAGAACCATTTTGGCTTAAAATAAATGGCTCTGCTAATCCTCCATAACCATTACCAACATATCTTCTCATATCACTAGAGTTACAGCTTAATATTGCTGTTCCATCACTTTTTACTACTGACTCTACTATTGCTATTGGAACAATATCTTTTTGATTTAAAACTAAATCTGCCAAATATGTACTTCTTACAATATATGATATAGGTGGAGATACATTTGTATTTTTAACATAGAAAAGTCTGGTATTATCTAAATCTCCATATGATGAATTTGGAGAAATAAAATCTGTAGATGCAACTAATTCTATTTCTGATTTATCATTTACACATACAAACCAATTAATGGTTCCATATGTATTATTATACATTCCAGAACCTTCTGCAAAGATATTTTCAAGAACAATTGGCGCTTGAATTGTTGTATTATTTACTTTAACTATTTTCCCATTAACTACTGCTACGCCACCAGTAATAGTTATAACGCCTCTTCCATACCCATCTATCGTTGCTGATGTCTCAAATCCTCTTATAATTCCATTTTCATTAAGAAGTTTAGTTGGCTCCGCAATATAATCTAATGCTGATGTTGTTAATTCTTGCTCACTAACATTTCCAAATTGCCTTCTATCTTGAAAATGATCTAATGTATAAGGAACAGTTAATTGACAATTTGCCAATAACATATCTTCTTTATCTAATGATAATGTTGGAAATAGCTGAACATCAATTGGTATTGCTGGTAAAGCATTTAATAGGGATGTTGGGAAATTTTTAGCATCAAATATAAAGTCTATATAATCTATATTTGTTTCATCATAAAATCTGACTACTTCACCAACTTTACCATAAGTAAGAGGGCCAAGATTTGTATATGTTAAGCCGTCAGATGTATTGCATAATAATCCTGAATAAATTCCGGTCGTGGGGTCAAATGATTGTAACTGTAAAGTAATTTTATTAACATTATATCCAAATAAATAGCCTCTCAATTTAGAAGATATTTTCGATATATTAAGTGATGAGTAATTTAAGTTTGAATATATATTAATACCATTGACTAATGAAGAACTATTAAACATACGACCACGCTCTAGTGGGTATGTATTTTCATTTGCGCCTATATATATTTCAAAATAACTCTTAAAAACTGGAGTAGATGGGGAGCTTATATCTGAAGAATTTTCAGCGTTAAAAACAATAGAGTCTGAGTTAAAATAAATTGCAACCGTTTCAGGATTTGATGGAGTTCTTCCTTGTCCCGGAGCCGCATGTATGGCATCATAAACTGTAATAGATGTTGTTGGATTTGTTCCACAAATAGTATTAACTGCGCTAATGGTAAAGCGACCAAAATTCCAAAAATTACTATTTGGAGTTAAGCTCTGAACAACTAAAGTTTTACCGGGAGCCAAATTAGAAACATTATTTAATGCAAATGGAATTGTATAAATAACATTTGGAGAAGAGCTTGTTAGAGTTGCAATCCAATATCCATCTCCAAATTGATCAACTTGTTGATACCCATCAATAGTATCTGGTAATGAAAGAGTTGAACTTTCCTGTCCATTTAGATAAAAATTATTCTTTTTAAGCGGAACAAATAATTTAGTTGGATAAGTATAAGCAGTATTATTATTTGCATATGACGTATACGCTGGACTTGCGACATTCGCCCCAAACATTCCAAAACCTAAAGGATCCGGACTTAAACCAGAAGCATCAATTATATTTTGTGGATATTGATTAGAAGATGCTGTTGAATTAATACCAGATGAGCCTATTACGAAATTAACAATTGAGAATGAAGCATTATTATAAGAGTCGGCAAGCATAATGCCAAATTCTCCCTGATAAGAGAATGCTATAAAGCGTAAATTATATGATCGCTGTCTAAATTGATTATTTGTTGCAGCTACGATACCATCTAATGTATATTGTCCGGGAGTACTTCCTTTATTACCAGTAACATCTATTGCTGGCATTGGAATAACATATCCATCAGATATATTTCCATAAGGATATAGCATTAAATATAAATTATAATGTGATCCATCAAATAAATCTGGATTAAACCCAACGCTTAGAACTTGAGCGCCTCTTGGATTACCAATAATTAAGCTTGCTGGATATGATGCAGTACCATTAACTAAAGCTGTAGCTAAAACGCCAGACTTATTATTATTAAATGTTGGCCTATTTATACTTGCAATCGCATCAGTCGTATTAAATAGATTCTTTCCGGCAATACGCACAGCATATTTATTTAAGTCATATTTCTTTTCTTTAATAACAAATGATACTTCTACTGGGCCATAATTGATATGAATAATATCACCAATTCGCACTAATGCAAACTGTGCATCAAATGCATAGCCATCATTAGATGCTGGTGTAAATTCAATAATATCATCTCCAGCATAATAACTGTCTATTGGAGATCCTGTTGTTGATAAGTAAGAACTAGCAATCGTATTTGGAATTATTAATTGGCCATAGCCATCAGAAGTTAATATTGATGAGCTGGAATTTCTAGCAATTCCATTGGCAAAAAGATTTTTAACAGTAGTTTCAACTTCAAAAATATTGCTATCGACATAGTTTGCAAATGCTTGAACATCTTGAATTGTACGAGGGGTATTTTCAAAAGCTGAACTATTAAGATAAATGCCGCTAGCGGTATGTCCATAATTTGATGGAAATGTAGCGCCACCATTAGTTAATATATTTTGAACTGTGCTGCTAATATAATTATCTGCCAATGTATATGGCGGAGGTGACCCATCTGCCCATTGATGAAATGTTAATTCATTATTTATATTATTGAGCATTAAAAATGAATTAACATTATCATTTCCATTATGATCAATTCTATTTACATTGCCAGAAACAGTGGCCGTTCTAAAAACACTATTAAGATAATCTACAGAAGATTCTATAACATCAATGTTAGTTAAATCGTGGCGATAAATAGCTCCAACAAGATGTGGTTCCAGTTTAACTCCACTTACAGAAATCCAATTAGTAACTGTTGTAACGCTTTGAGATAATAAAGAAATATCATTAAATAGATCTTGCGTTCCAAAAGTTAAATTAAGTTTTGATTCTTGAATATTTGCACCATTAGCAATTTGAGCATCATAAATAGGAAAAGTAAGTAAGCCCATACTTGTAAGTGTGGAAAAATTAAAATAACCATCAGGACTAACAAGTACACCAAGTCTCTGAGCAAGAGACATCGTGCCAGAAATACCTGTTCCGACAAATTGTTCAATATTAATGACAGCATCTCTTAAACTATTAACAGCCTCTTCGCCAATGTCATCTAAATTATCATTGACAGGGGGAAGCGTGACATCGTTATCTATTTGTCCTGGGTATTTACTCATTTAAAGTTGTCCTCTTTGAGATATGTCACTGATTATTTCCTTAATAGACTGCACGGGCGGAGGAGGGGGAGGAGGGTCTGCTGGTTGATTAAAATAAGTTCGTTTACCGTTAATTAATTTCCAAGTTTTTCCTTTATGAACTGAAACTTTGCCATAATTTGGATTATTTTGCCCAGACGTAGCTATAGATATTTTCTTCTTATGCTTTTCTGATAAAATTGAATTTTTAATCCAAGTATTTAATCCTTTATGAGATGCTGACATTTTTTGTTTAGTTTCTACTGAAGCTATTTTACCAATATGCGCGTTAGATATTTTTGTTTTAGTTTCATTTGAATGTTTACCGCGAGAGCCGCCCGAGCGAAGATTATATCCAAGATTTCTATTAGTACTATCATAAATAGTAATCCAAAAAGTTTCTAACCAATTAGCAGTTATTTGATCTTCAGTAATAGATAAAATTGTATAATTAAACTTATTTTTACCATATTTTTTTATAGCACTATTTAAATATAAACATCCTTTATACCCATGTCCACTATCAAATCTTTCAATAAGTGTTTGCCACGTCTGACCAATATAAACTTTTTCATTTATAGAATTAGTTATTAAATAAATAATACAGCTCATAAAGTTCCTTTTGGAGAAATATTACTTATTATTTCTTTAATAGTTTCAGTAATTGGAGGAGTAGGAATTGGCGTATCATTTATTTCAGTATTTTGAAATGATTTATGTTTCATTAATACTGCCAAGCTAGAAATAAGCGTAAAACAAGCTGCAGTTGCTATATCTCCTAATTTACCATGAAATGCTAAAAATGTAACGGCACTTAATGATAATAAACATAGCGTTCCGGCAGGATCTTGAAGTAAAGAATAGATTCCAGAAACGCAATTTTTTAGAACGGCTAGTAATTTATTCATTTTGTTTTCCTATTAGTGAATCTATTTT